ACCGGTGCCCGCGTTCGTTTTATGGTGGGCCCCACACGGCATCTTTAATCATTAAAAGGCGCGTCAATTACGAGACTTTGTCGCCAAGTATGGATTTGTGGGATCCTTTGCAGAACCCATTACCTGAGACTTTATACGGTCTACGGTGTATGCTTTCTGTGAAATACCTGCAGAGTATTTCGGCGAAATACGAGCCTGGAACCCTAGGGTTCGAGCTTTGCTCCGATTTAATCCGCATTTTGCGGGTTCGTCACTATGACAGGGCGAATGCGCGTTACGCGGAGATTTCATCCGTATGGGGGGACACCGGCAAGACGGAGACTGAACTTCGAGACCGCTATCGTGCCTTACACTGGGAATGCTGTCCCAATTGCTGCCCGAAGCTATGTCCCGGTTTCAAGAAGCGTACGGATGAAGAGAAAGAAGGGGGATCGAATCCCTAAGGGGTGTGTGGGTCCCTGTAAGGTACAGGATTACGAGTTCAAGATGGATGTCCCGCATAGTGGTACGTTTGTTTGTGTCTCAGATTTTACTCGTGGTACTGGGCTTACCCACCGATTAGGTAAGAAGGTGTGTATTAAGTCCATGGGTATTGACGGTAAGGTCTGGATGGACGACAACGTCGCCAAGAGGGACCATACCAACATCATTACTTACTGGTTGATTCGAGATAGGAGGCCCAATAAGGACCCTCTGACGTTTGTACAGGCCTTTACCATGTATGATAACGAACCCACTACTGCTAAGATCCGAATGGATCTGAGAGATAGAATGCAAGTGTTGAAGAAATTTTCTGTTACTGTATCTGGTGGTCCTTACAATCACAAGGAGCAGGCTTTGGTTAGGAAGTTTTTTAATGGATTATACCATCATGTTACCTATAATCACAAGGAAGAAGCTAAGTACGAAAACCATTTGGAAAATGCTTTGATGTTGTATTCAGCTAGCAGTCATGCTAGTAATCCTGTGTATCAGACTCTGCGTTGCAGGGCTTATTTCTATGATTCGCATAATAATTAATAAAGAAGTAGTTTTATATCATCTTCGCAATCTATTACATCCACTTCTTCTACCCACAAACATTCTTGTGGTAAATGTCTAATTACATAAACTAAATTCAACAATGAAAAATAACCTAAACTAACTAAGCTATTACAAATTCGCCATTTAAGGCGTGTCAAAATACCAGTCCAACTGTGAATAACACCAGTCAGACGCGTTGTTATGATTCGGAACTGGAGAAATATCTTTTGGAATCCAATTTCCCTCCTGTTCCTGTGGTTGACTTGAAGCTGGAACTTCATGATCTTCTTTGTGTTTATGTTGTTTGTATGTACATACAGCAACCGCAGGTGGAACGGAGCAGTCTGACCCACAGACATGGGGTTGGTGAAGAATTCTGCTGCTCTCGTAATCTGTGCATGACTTAGTGATTCCCCTGTGCGTGAATCCATGCTGGTACTTGCACTCGTTGGTTATGAACGCTGAGCAGCCGCAACCTTTCCACACTATCCTGGTCCTTGGTTCAGGAGCTTTCCTCTGCTTCTTCTTGGCCGCCTCGTGAATTGGCTCCTGTTGGGGACACTTCCTCTTGTATCCAGAAGGGGGTGTCGACATCACAGAAAACTGCGTTCTTTACCGCCCAAATTTTAAGTGCTTCTTGCTCTGGCTTGTCCAGCCAGAATTTAAATGAAGACCCTTCTCCTGGATTGCAGAGGAAGATAGTGGGAATTCCACCTTTAATTTGAACTGGCTTTCCGTATTTACAGTTGCTTTGCCAGTCCTTCTGGGCCCCCATGAATTCTTTAAAGTGCTTTAGGTATTGGGGGTTGACGTCATCAATGACGTTATACCAAGCACTGTTGCTATACACTTTGGGACTCAAGTCCAGGTGTCCACACAAATAATTATGAGGACCTAACGACCGAGCCCATACTGTTTTTCCTATTCTACTTGGGCCTTCTATAACAATACTAATGGGCCTATCCGGCCGCGCAGCGGAATCCATGACATTCTCAGCAGCCCAGTCGCTGATAATGTCAGGTACATTATTGAAAGAAGAAGAAGAAAAAGGGGAAGAATACACAGAAGGAGGAGGAGAAAAAATCCTATCTAAATTTGAAACTAAATTATGATATTGAAATATAAATTTTTCAGGAAGTTTTTCCCTGATTATTTGTAACGCAGCTTCTTTATTGCCTGCATTTAGGGCCTCTGCTGCTGCGTCATTAGCAGTCTGCTGGCCTCCTCTAGCAGATCTGCCGTCGACCTGGAATTCTCCCCATTCCAAAGTGTCTCCATCCTTATCGACGTAGGACTTGACGTCGGAGCTGGATTTCGCTCTCTGAATGTTTGGGTGGAAATGTGCTGACCGGGTTGGAGAGACCAAGTCGAAGAATCTTTGATTCGTGCACTGGTAATTCCCCTCGAACTGGAGAAGCACATGGAGATGAGGTTGCCCATCTTCATGCAGTTCTCTGCATATCTTAATATATTTTTTATTTGTAGGGGTTTGGAGTTGAAGAAGCTGCTGAAGAGTTTCTTCTTTGGATAGAGAACATTGGGGATAAGTGAGAAAATAGTTTTTTGCTTTGATATTAAAACGCCCGGCTCTTGGCATTTTGACTAAGTCAAATGGTGGACACAAAAACTCTATATGAATTGGTGGAACGGTGGACAATTTATATGTGTCCACCAAATGGCAAATTGGTAATTTAGGTAACTTTAATTTGAATGGTAAGATCCTATTGGTCCTCCATAAAGCGGGCACCGTATTAATATT